CTTGTCCATTAAATATTGCCCTTGGAGTCTTCATTCCGTCACCATATACTATTTTATCATAATCTGGTTTGAATCCTACTGATGTAGCACTCATATATCCGTTTGAATATAACTTATATAGAGTATCGCCAATGGATGAGACTTCTGGTTCGGGAAATTCTATATCAAAAGTCAAAGGGTTATTCTTAGATTTTGTATCCACCCAAACCTTGACTGCCTTAGCAACTGGCATTTCAGAATGGCGATGATTCAACATAACCACAGGATTCTTCTTATATTCTTTAAGTTTCCACCCTGCTGACATAACTTTTTCATTATCTCTATCAATTCCTTCATCTGAACCGATAAATCTTAACACCCTGTTTTCTTTCTTTTCAGGTGCTTTGCTTAAATATTTAATAACTTTCTTGTCCATTGGTTTACTCTCCTATTTGAATATTAATTCTGTTGTTTTTAAGTTCAGCAACAACAACTTCAATCATTAGTTCATTAATCTTGTTACAAACTTTATATATCTTATGATCAAGAGTATTATAAATTGGTTTCAGTTGATCTATTGTTTCTGGAATTGTTTTTCCTTCTTCAATTCTGAGTTTGATTAAATCTATAACTTTTTCAAAAACTTCTGTAGTTTCACCCAAATATCTAAAAACCAGGTCTTTACTAACTTCAGATACATTTTCTATTTTAAGTAAATCCGCAACAATTGAAGATGCATCCTTTGATGACTCAACAAATACAGATAACACAACTTTACTCATTTTACGATGCTGTGTTTTAAAGAAATCATCAACATTACCTTCCTTTTCTAATAGTTTGAAGATAGAACCTCGTTGACTGTAAAAGTGGTTTTTAAGACGGCCATTCATTACTTTTCCATACTTTTTTGCGTTTCTAACCACTAATTCTTTAATTTTATTATGAATTGGATCTATTTCTTGTTTTTCAATTTCGGGTGTTGTTGCCAGTAAATTTGTATTATTATTTCCAAATGGATCAGGATCTGCAACGTCGACCATATTCAATGGAACATATCTGACATCTCCAAACTCAAGATCTTGTTCAAATCCCAAAGCAAATCTGTCATTTAATTCATTTCTTGCAAACCCCATCATAAATAATTTACTCGCAACGTTGACTTCATCCTCAAAATTTCTTTGTAGTTCATCAATTTGTAAGTAATCAAATTTGGCTACAAGGTTAACATCAACTTTGTAAAGGAATTTGTTGGTTAATGTAGAAGAAATACGGATCAATTGTGGTTTTACAGTCTCTGCCCAGAATAATCTCTTTTGTTCGATAGCAGTAGCTCTATTTACCTCTTCGGTAAACCCTGCCATGGTTTTAGGCACACCAAAGGTTGAAAGTATGATATCTCGTGTCATTTTACGAGAATTGATAAAATCCATCTCCATTTGTGATAAACCAATTGGTTTGAGGGTCATTCCCCCTCTAAGGACTCCAATCTTCGATGCATTCTGACTTCCTTTATGTTGTTGCTCCCACATTTTCTTTATTTTTCTTAATTCTGCAACTGTTGAGGTATCGTCTTCGCCTGTTTGCAAAACCATGGCAGGGACAGATCCATTATCAAAGAATTTTTCCTGATAAACACCCGCCTTGTAGTCAGATGCAATTTCAATTCCAGCTGCATCCAACGGTGAAAGTCCTCTAAATTGATTGTATGGATTAATATTTTTGAAAATGATTACTTCATCTGTAGTTAATGCCACATTTTTGAATAACCATCCGATTAATTTACCAGTTTGATCGTCAATGACCTCTTTCATCAGTCTTGGATCTAAAACCCAAATTTCTGCTGGTAATTTTGAAGTTCCGACCTGTTGACCCACACTTGGAAGTAAATACCAAAATGCCTCGCCGTATAGCGTCATATACGCACTTGTTGCCGCAATGAAGTCATATCTTGACATAGTCTGATTAGGATTGTTGAATAACTGGTTAATAGGTGCAGACATTGGCACCATCACAGAATCTTTAGGATTGTTTTTATTATTCTGAAAAAATTCTAGGGGAGCTTGTGGTGCATTTTGTGAAATTATGTTTACACATTTCTGAACCAAATATGATTGGCGTGCAGGTTCTGTAATTCTTGTGCCACCAGAGTTGAGTATATTTTGCTCTCTCATACTCAACCACTCACTTGACCAGTCTTTTTGTCGTTCATTAGAGTCGATAACCTTAATTTGATTACCTCTATGATCTAATACGGCTAAATATTCTGTCATTATCTTTTGTCTCCGTTAAATGAATATTAATTCTGCTTTTGCACGGTGTTTGCCCCAGTGGGTATAAGCTCCGTAACGAAATGAATCCATTGTGTGGTCATTATATTTAACTGGCTCACCATCAATCGGCTCACCATCTTTCTCTCGGTATTTGTATCCTTGTATCTCTTGTATGACTTCTGTTGAATCTTTATCTATTCTAATCTTATTACGTTTACAGAAATCAAGACCATCCTTAACTGACTTGTCTGCTTTTTTAGCAATTAACCCTGCTTTATTAATTTCATCAATTCTGGCAGGTTCAGCGTTATCACAGTAAATGATTTTAGTTCTATAATACTTCTTTGGGATTATAGATTTAATTTGATCAATCAATTCGTTATTCGTAAGTTTCTTTTTATATAGTAACTGTTTAACGAATAAATCATTTTCTTTTTTAGATATGAGTGTCAGCACGCTTGGATCCACATATCCAAAGTCCAATCCAAAACAAAAGTCCTTCATTTTCTCAAACTCTGGAAAATCATCAACTGTTTCCCAGTTATTGTAAATTGTATTCTTTAAGACTCCCCATTCACCTTTAGTATAGATTTGATGATAAGTCGGATCCTGATTAATCAATCCTTCTAATGTATCTATATACTGTTCATCAAGGAATCGGTTATCTTTGTAAGTTGTGTGCATAATAGAAGCGTGTTTTACTTTATTAACAAAGAAATAATTATGCAGCCACAATAATTTTGAAAGTGGATTAAAACTCAAACATATTTGTTTATAGGATGGTGTTCGTCCTCTTATTCTTAGATCGACCTGCATGAAGTCATCTCTGGTCATCTCGTTAGCTTCTTCTAACCAGGCGCCTGTTATGTTATAGATTGATTTCAGTTTTTCTGGATCGTCGAGTCCACCAACGAGAATCTCTGAACTATTAGTAAACTTGATTGAAAGTTCAGATTTATTAATAGTTACCATACCTCTAATGCCCCACTCATCAATTATACCTTCAAGTAATGCCCAAATTGATTTCCTAGCAGCAGGCATAGTTTTTCTCAAACATATAAACTTGTGAGTAATACCTGACTTCATTCCAACTAATATTCTGATAATCATTTTCTGAGCAATGAATACACTCTTGCCTGAACCAGCTCCACCATACGAAACAAAATACCTACTCTTATCTGTCAGGTATGGATAATAGGCATCATTGATAACACTATGTAAATTCGATAGATCAATGTTTACTTGGCTCAAGGATTATACTCCTTTCTAATTTATGTCTTCTATACTCACATCATCAGGTAATCCAACCGATACATTTAAATTTAGATTTTTAACTTTAGCAGTCATATCTATAATTTGTTTTGGTTTACCGAAAGCATATCCCAATAATAGTTTCATTGCTTCTAATCTTTCGTTTGTAGTGTGGTGGGATTTTGTATGACGGGATTTTTTCATGTTGTAGGTGGCAATAGCTAATAACTCTTTGAATACTTGTTCGCCCTTCCATCCAATTTCTTTTCGTAAGTATGTTTCTACCGGGGACATTGGTTGACGTCCACCTGGATTAGCTGGTTTAGTTCCTTTAACTAATCTACCAGTATCCAATTGTCTAGTGCAACCTCTTTTATCAATATACATTGGGAGATTCAATTCAATAGCTTCCTGTTTATCAACACCAATCAATTCTTTGCTAGGAAGGTCAATAACATCTGCTCGTGTTGCTACTTCAAGTGGCATATTGGTCCTCCATATCTGTTACTATGTCCTGTTCAAACAAATCTTTAAAAGCGTTTTGAATTTCATCTTCTACTATTACTTCCTTGCCCATAGTAGTATCTTTAATAAACTGTGGTTGATCATAATTCTTTGTAACGGGTTCTTCTGGTTCATAACAAGCAACCCTTTCAGCAAGAGATGCAAATACAAATGGTGATCCACATTTAGGACACAACATTTGAAATTGGTTTTTTAGATATCCATATGAATCACAACCATCACATTCATATCCATATCCTAGGAATTTCTTTTTCTCTTTCTTTTTCATTCTATAATTCCTTTCAAATACTTCTTTCGGCAATTCAATGATTATAGGATCCATACTGTACTCCTTTAGGTATTTGTTCTATATCAGGGTAGTCATCTAGTTAAAATATAAGATGATTACCTATTTTTATGGAACATAATATAAAATGATAGGAGGTATAAAATGACAACACATTTAGAAGATGGATTGAAAAGAGACAAAATGATTTCTTTTCTAATTACAAAACCGTATTTCGGTATTATGAAAGACGTAGTTGAAAAAGATGACAGATTAGAAAACATATCAGCATTAGTCAGAGTCGCAGTAGAAAAAGAAGTCAGACGTCGTAGAGGCGAATAACATGACAACAGAAGAATTATTCAAAAAGATATTAAAGGACGAATCAAAGTATTGGATTACAGATTTTTCACTTATAAGTGACGGTATAACGAATATAGTGATGAAAGTCACAGTTAGATTTCCTGTTGATCGAAAAGTAATAGATGAAAAAAAGGAGAAATAAAATGTCTAAACATTATCCAGATGGATACAGACCACAAACATATGGTGAAGAGAAACTTGCTGATAGTATGTCTAAAGAACAGATACAAAAAGCAATTGATGATAAAGAAAAAATGAGGAAAGAAGACCCAGAAGGATACATACACACATACTGCGGTATGGGATTTTAAAAATGAAAACCCTACCCTGTAAGAATTGTATCATACAACCTTGTTGCACAGAGGAGTGTGATCCCTATCTTGAATTTTTTCTTGATCACAATATTATAGACATAACTTGTATTGGCGATACACATAGAACTTATATGGTCGCAGAAACAGCAGAGATCTTCAGATCACCTGATGAAATGACTGGGCGTCTATTATGCTCATAAGAAACTAATTGAATGTTGTGTAACAAACATATGATAAACTCTTTATGACCTTTGGCACGAGAGTTTTTCTAATTGTTATGTTGTAAAAAGTCAACACGCTAGTTGACGTAAGACTAAGTTCTATTTACCTTGTAGGGAGCTAGAGTTTTTACCCTTTCTCTAGCTCCCTTATTTACCGCTGGCATTAGAACATGCTCCCCGCACTGGCATTGTGTATAATTGGCATAAAGATCCTATTTGCAAGTGAAATCATTACAAATAATTTTTTAAGAAACTATCCTGAGTGTATTTATCTATACCATTATTCGATATACAGCGAAGGCGTTTCATGGAAAAGAGGGGGGGTTACTCTGAGCTGCTGTCTGACCGGTAATGTTAACTGATAATATTAGAGAAGTGGAAGTCTTAAAAATACTTAAAGCACCCTGGTAGAGTTACTAAAAAAATTTCAGATAGCAATACTTTTCAATTCGTATCTATGAATTATTCAAAGCACCGACTCTGGGAAAACGAACGTTGTGAATCTCGACCGCCTTCCCGTTCTCAAAACCGCTCGCAGTTCCAGACAGCACTCGCTCACTCACTCAGTTTTAAAACCGCTCGCAGTTCCAGTCAGTTTACCAGACAGAACTCGCTCACTAACTCGCTCACTCTCCCGCTCTCAGTTCCGCTCACTCACTCACTCAAAGAAATTGCTAACTAACTCAACCAGCTAGTGGTTAAGTTAGCACTGCTCACTCACTAGCTCACTCACTCGCTCACTCACTGTGTTCTCAAAACTATCCAGTAAAACTATCTCGGTGGGGATATCCGTTTTTAATTCTTACTAACTCGCTCACTCACTCACTTAAAGAAATTGCTAACTAACTCAACTGGATAACTGGAACTGGTAGCAGTGCTTGCTAACTGGAACTGTGTTCTAACTTGCTAGCAGTTCTTAGTGCTCACTTGCTAACTGGAACTGGAAAGCTCTCGTTCTGTGTTCTCAAAACTATCCAGTTAGCGGTGCTGAGCACTAGTAGTTGGCGGGTAAGATAGTGCTAGATTTCCAGCTAAAACCACTAGATCCAGTCAAGCAACAATCTAAAGAAATCTCAATCTCGCTCACTCAACCAGCTAACTCAACTAACTAATTCTAAATACTTAGTTTCCAGTAAGTTTCTCAAACTGACACTTTCTCAAGTTAGATCTAACTGGACTTCCTACTAACACACCGCTAACTCGGCAAGAGTTTGGCAGGAAATCTCATCTGACACACCGCTAACTGAACCACTGTCTGTCTCGCTAACTGAACCACTGTCTGTCTGTCTGGTCCTGCCGCTAGTGCTGGCAGTTCCTCGTTCTCAAGTTGTCTCGCTAACTGAACCGCTAACTGAATCTTAACTCTACTAACCGCTAACTAACCAGCTAACTATCTGTGTTGAATACTATCTCTAACTCTACTGACTACTATCTATCTCTACTGTCTCTTACTTTAATCTGTATCTTTAACTTAGTTAAATAAAAATATAAGTAAAAACAATTCTTATCTTAGTTGAATTTATTTTCCTACTGTCTTTAGTATTCTTTCTTATTTTAATCTTAGTGTTACTGTCTTATTTATTTCTTGTTTTTTTCTTAGTGTTTTAATACTGGCTAGTTCTAAGATTCTTTCTGGTTTTGTTTCTGTTGTTTCTTGTCTTACTAACTCAGTTGCTTCCGGTTTCGTTGTTGCTGACTTGACTGTCTTACCGACGGACTCGACTCGCTGACTCTTAGTTTAGTTTCTCGGTGAGTTGGGTTAGTGGTGAGTGCTTGGGTAAGTGAGTGGTAATGCGAGTGCTGACTGGTGCGTCAGTTCGTTCTGGTAGGCAACTGTCTAGTCTCTCGGTTTAGTTACTTGCGATTTTGTCTGGTAGGATTTTCAACGGGAAAATGCTGTGAGATCTGGGTTGGCAATCTCAACTTTAAGGAGGAAAGACTCTAACTGATCTCACAGCAAAAAAGTATCTGATAAACGGGCTGCGTGTTTCAAATACTCAAAAGAGGAAAGATTAGAAGACTGCTATCCCAAGATATTTTACGCCTTCTGGTAATTGGGTAAGGAGGAGATTAATCTATGACTAAGTAGATTAATACATTTATATGTTCCAGTTTTTGAGTTTGTTTTCCTAAACCTTTATTCAAGTTGAATTGTA